TGTCTGGTGTAGTAAACATATTCTATACCTCCTTAATATCTAACGTAGCCAGTGCCATAAATGCGTTCCATACTGTCTATAACTCGAGCGTTCCAATACCAATAAAACTCGTCGCCTTCAGCATTAGCCTGTCTGTCTTTATCCATGTCAACTACAAAGTCAGTGTCTATAAGAGTGCCGGCTATTGTTTCAAAATATTTCTTTATTGCTGATAATAAAGCAACGCGGCCATCGTCATTGTTGAGTACCTTACCGATGTAAGAATCATTGGCCGTCTTTGTGGTATCTGTATTTATGGCATCCATTATGCGTATGCATTTTACCTTCTTCCAGGCGTTGTTCTGGCCTTCGCGCAAAGATGTAAGGGTATTTATGCCCTTCTCCACCCTTACCTTCTCACCATCGTGTACCAATACAAGCGTACCGGCGTTAATAGCGGAAATTATCTGGTTATTTGTAAGCCTTGGAACCACATCATCAAATGGTGCTACGGCATAAGTCAAGCTTTCCGATAAGTCTTGGCCGGCAGCTTTGCCAGCTACCCAGCAGGCCACCATAGCGCTTGGATACATGACACCGTCCAACACACCGCTTACTCCTACATTGACTATGCCTTCATGGTTAAATGAGTAAGAGCGTGCATTACCAGCCGTTATATTTAAGTCATCAGTAGTGCTGCCACCCATATATGCTATTACGCCTTTGCCTTCGGTCCTTAGCCTTTGTACCCATGCAGCAACCGATGTTTGAAGGCTTGGATCTGTAGCCCCGTCTAATGCAAATGTATCAAATACCCGAGCCTCGAACGCCGCCATAGCATCAACGTAATCTTGATTAGTCACGCCTGCCACACCGGCATTGCCTCCTGAAAATACAGCGTTTGCTACAGTAGCTATGGTATCATTGCCGGCTGCTACTTTTGCCGCGGTTACCCATTTATTGTTTGCATCGTTGTTGATAGCCGCTACGGCTTTATCAACAACACCTGTTCCTTTTGCAAATGTAAATGTATACAATTGCTTAGTGCCTTGATAGAGTATTATGTCCTGTTTGCTGGCGTCCACTACATTATCTCTTACCGTTGCCGAGAAAGGTAACGCAGTCTCATACTTAGTTGTAAGTGTAAGCACGTTGGCCGGTGTAGTCGCTGTATCTTTTAAGGTTACTGACGCTTTTGCCGCTGCGCTGTCAACCAGTCTATATCCCAATATTGTTTTAGGGCCGCCGAGCAATGCTAGACGTATAGCTCTATAAGCCGTAAAGCCGTTTGCTGTATCTGTGCCATAAATGTCCATTAAATCCTTTTCGCTTGTTATCTCAACAACCGTTTTAACCGGACCCCAGTTTGCTTTAACCGGCATAGCAAGTATGCCACGTGCTCCCGGCTGTATAGCGGCTAAGGCTGCTGCTACAAAATTCATATAAAAGCCTGGCCTTACAGGCTTATCAGTAGCGCTCCAAGTTCCTCCTGCCATTATTTATTACCTCCTTCAGGTTTTTTGCTTAAGAATTTATCTATTGCATCTCTGACTTCCGTTTTAGTCAGCTCCGTTTTTGCATTGCCATATAAAGCGCCTATAACCACTTCCGGGTTGACACCGAATATAGCGTTTGCATTCTCAATGAGCAGCCCTTTCGGGTACGCCTGTTCATCGATATTTGCTTTTTTACCATCGGCCATCAAATCACGTCCTTTCTATCAACTCAAATGTCCTGTTGAATCTGCTTTCATCATAAGAGGCACTTCCAGCTCTTCAGCTTTTATCATGCCTTTTAACGTTAACTGTATCTGCCCTTGCCTGAACCCATCAACTCTTAAGTCCGTCCTAACATTCATAACGGTTAGATAGCTTCCACTGTCTGCCGGTATCTTTATAGCCAGCTGCAAAGCCTGAGCTAATTCGGATACCATAGCATGCTGCTCACCATAAGCGCCGCTTACCACATGGCCTACTATGTTGGCCATCCTCCAGCTGCTGTTATGATTAAATATGCTGTACTGCTCGCTTGCCAGGCGCCACATGATAGCCGGCTTCTCATATCCGAGTGGCCATGTTTGCTTATAAACATGCCAGCCTGTATATTTGCTTATTGTCCATGCAGCCAAAGCTTCTACGTATGGATCCAGTGGCGTATTATCAACGCTCTCCACAGGTTGCAGCGCCATCACAGCAAAGCGAAGGCCTCTTGTTATGGCATCCCAGTCATTGTCTACGTAGTCTTGGCCAACTGTGCCTAGGTATTGGCATGAGAACGCCTCGCCTGTGCTGCTATCGGTTATAAGCTGTTTGTCTAACGACGCTATAACCTTGTTTGCCAAGTCGTCCACTTTTTGAAATGTCGTCCTTGAAACGTATGGCCATACCTCAATAATACGTCTGAACCCTGTCCATACGTTGTCCTCGCTGTCAACGCCCTGGCGTATAACAAGATAAGGCTTTGGAGTATTGGCCCCAGCAGCTTGAGGTTCGTAGCATTGGCCTTTTATATCCGGTATGTCGGTTATAAGCTTTTGCCTTATCGCAGCTCTCATTGTCAATCACTCCAATACTCGTGAACAGTATTGCGTATCCGGCTCATATGGGCATCAAATGTCGGCTGTATTATAGCATAATTTCCCCCGTGCGCTGTTTCGAGCCATACGCCGTATTCAACGCCATGCGATAGATACAAAGTATATTTGCCATTGTCTTCTTCTGCGCCGGCATTAAGCCCTTGCCTGGCATTAGCCGTCCTATCTGTCCACGGCGCATACTCTTTTGCATAACCTTCAAGCGTGCCCGCCCAATTTTCAAGTAGTGCAAACATACCTGCTTTTTTGCGATCCAGCATAGCCATGACATCATCAGCCATTTTGCCCATATCAGCTCACCTTCTCTAAGTCGGCCTGGTAGCCGACCAATTCATCTTTCACGTATTGTGGATATACAGCCTTGATAATAAAATGGCCGCCTAATGCATCAAACTCATCCAGCACATTAGGGCCTGCTTTAATGTTGGCATTAGCATCAGCTAATAGGCCCCAACCTTTATCAATTTGCTTTGTACCAGCGAGGGTTGTAACGTCTAGCGGCATTCTATTTCCTTCGGCAAATATTCTTACGGTAAAAGGCCCTAACGTACTTATAGCCTCATCAAAATAACCGCCCATGTCTACCTTCTCGGTTCGATGAACGGTTATTTGTGTAGGGTTCTGTTGTATGTTCCATGCGATATGCTGCTTTCTAAGTTCGGTAATATCCATTTACAATACCTCAGGCGGTGTTAGCCTTAATATTATGCTGCCGCCACTTACTTTAGCCATATTGGTATATTGTTGCGCCATGGATAGAGCATAGCTCAGCTGGTCTTTAAGGCTTGTCATATCATAGCGCTCCTGGCCCACTGTGTAACTTTCTATTTGTGCTTGCAGTAGCCCGGCCTTCATGGTCCATCCGGCAGCCGCAGCACTGTAAATATTGGGCGCCTCGCTAAGCAACACGTCAAGTTCATCATCGGTAAAGTTTGTGTCCGTTTCACTTCCGCCTGCCGGTATTACTTCGTTTAACAGCCTTCTTAACCTCGTTCTCAGTTCCGGTGCTGGTGTCATCTTTTATCACCGCCTTAAATTCATGGCAATTATTATCCAACCTGATAGATTCGGTAGTCCATCTTTTAGCCGGTAAGTTAGGAGAACACTTCATTGCTGGCAGCATAGAAAGATCGGCGCTCAGTATCCACGGATACCAAGCGCAATCTTTACACTTTGTCATTTACGCCACCGCCTAATTAGGCAACGTTAGCTCTTCTACGGAGTTAGCGGGAGAAGCAACAACACCGCGGCGAGCTCTAGCCACAATGGCGTCTTCTATCAGCCTTGTTATATCGGCACCGCCAGCATCTATCCGAAGATCATGCTTCACCAGCTCGCGGAAATACTTTTGAGGTTCAATGAGGTATGCTTTATCAGGATCCACACCATCATACTCATACGATTTCTCCCCAACAATCGTGCCCCAGCCGTCGTAGAATATAAGCGTATCTATCTGGCTTATGGCAGGATATATGGTCCCGCCTATCTGCAACCTCTGCAGACATTCTTCTATATCCCACCTGCGGGAGCTATGAGCTAACAATACGGTAGGTCTTCTGGGAGCGCCCGTATCGGTATTCTTATCCTGGCTGGCGTGTATAAGCCCTGCCTTTATCGTATTGCGGAGTTTTTCAAGCAAAGTAGCACCGGTTGTATCTGCCGCAGTCTGATTTTTGCTCGCATAGTTATAGCTGAGAATAGGGTACAGGTGTATATGATTCAGCAATGCATTATAAGCTTCGCCCATAGCCCTGTTAGCTTCGGCTATTTCCCACGTCTTATCATATATGCTCATATCTTCAGTCCACTGCAAACCAGCGGTATAAGTTATGATTGGCACTGTATCTTTTGGCCCTATCTTTCTGGACCCGAATTTAACTTCCTCAAGCTCCATATGCTCTAGAAACACTACCTGAGCATAGGTAAACGGCGCTATGTCAACATGTTCTGTAAAATTAGGGTCTTCAATACGGCGGTATATAGGTCCGTACAGTAAAGGTACCGCTTCCCGGCCTAGTTCCAAATCGATAACGGTCTTTTGAACTATGCTGTCAAGTCCAGCCGGCGTGGTAAGCATTTCACCTATCGGCTTGGAAAAATCCAATACTTCCATCTCACCATTAACCATCTTCTTGACCGCTGTTTTCATTTCTCCATTCAAGAGATAAGGTATCTTTTCTTCGATGGTTGCCCTGCGCCTTTCGTCTTTTAAAGTATCAATACTAACTATCTTCATCTGTCCTACCTCCATTAAGCGTGCGCCTGGACCTGTGGCCCAAGTACAAACCATATAACGTTATTAGCATCTTTTGCCGCTGTTACTCTGCCGACTGGCCTGTTTTGCGGGTTACCGCTTGCATCATTATTCGGTGCGGTGGTTAGCAACTTTGCAGAAGCGTTCCAGTAAACCTTATCGCCTTTATTAAACGCATCGGCTGCTGTTATCTGTGAAGTTTCATATTCGGCCTGCTCTATATTGAGGACTGCTTGAGATGTTTCTCCTGCTCCAGTAGTCACGGATTGAACCGCCATACCAAAAAAGCCGTCCAGAACATAAAACTTGCCCTGTTCTATTGTTGTGCTTGCAGGCACAGCCACTTTTACCGACTGCCCGTCGCTTATCTTTCTTCCCATGTTTTATACCTCCTTAAGGTAAAATTCTAACCGCCTGATTAGCGGTTGTTTGATGTTGTGATAATATTTGAGGACCTGCCTTTTGCGGCGGCCTGTTGGAAATTATCCCTTGACGAGAAACTGTTTTTGGCGCAAATGTGCCATCGCCTTTATGGCTAACATAAGACTGTGACTGTGGATTATATCTGGCTATGCTCATATAGACACCTTCCTCGTCTTTAACATACCATTAGCGGCATTAGGCGTTTGTGTTCCAATGCCAGCTGGCTTATCGATATGAAGCTTACTAAATGTATCTTTCAGGGATTCGTCTTTTAACAGCGCGTCTATCTCGCCGGATATCTGCTCTTTTGTAGCATTATCCGCCACATGCAGCATCTTTTTAACAAGATTCTGTGCCATTTCGCCTGATACTTTCTCTTTGATAGTGTCATCAATCAGTTTACCGCGCTCAGCCATGGCTTTATCATCCATCGCTTTTTTAGCATCAGCTGCTGCTTTCACTATATCCATCTCGCCGGATATGCCAAGGGCATCTTTGACCTTGTCTAACGTTTCCATCGCTCCGGTAACATCTTTCAGCCATTTCTCATCAATCTCTCCGGCTATGTCCTGGGCTTTCCAGCCCATTTCGCCCGCTACTTGGCCAAGAGTAACCTCTCTGCTGGCCAACATCTGTTTTAATTGAGCAACTAATTCCTTCCAACTCATATGTTTTTGTACACCTCCTAAAATTTCATCCATTTCTCCTGTAGCTACTATTGCTGTCGGCATGCCTGCACGCCCTAAAGGCGTCCAGTCAATGCTAAGCGGTTTGTAGTCGACTACTTCAGTCTCACCCGCGGCCTGTTGCAGCTTCGGTATGCCGAATATGCTGACTGTTCTTACCGCATTGCCTTTTATCCATCGCTTCAAGTCTTCAGCTGACTTGTCAACCACGCCTCTAAAGTACGCCTTATTTGTGAGCGGGTCCCACTTAGCACCTACCCAATGTGTAACAGGCTTCGGAAACTCATGGTCTACATCGTCGGCTTTCTGATGGCCCAAAAAGCCTGGTAAACCTTGGCTCATTACCTCACCTACTATGGCTTGCAAAGCTTGCGGTTTATAATTCCAGCCCCTTTTTGACTTACCGGCCGGTATCTCGACAACAACTTCCATAGGCTCCGGATCATCTGCCTTCAATGCTTCTATATTGGCCCATGGCGCAAGCGGTATATCATTTATGTTCATTTCGCCTGATATTATCGCTTGCACTTGGTTTATTTCACCGGTCAAACTTTCTGGCACAGGCATTTCAAGGTCCTTATAATGTCGTATAAGATGTCTTTGAGCCTGCGTTTTTTGCTCAGCTGACAAGCTAGGCTCGCTTCTTGCACCTGATAATGCTGCTACTGCAGCTATAAG